GCTTCAATGGCATCTGCTAGCTGTTCATCGTCTGCCTTATCTGGAGTTACTCCAAATCTATCTACAGCATTGTATATTTCATTTTGCACCATGTTGAACCACCAATCCGGTAGGATGGTCTTCAACGCTCTACTAAAACCTTTCACTGAGTTCGATGCTGGGCGCGAGGGTTCTGTCCCTGCTGCATCAGTACTATCCATTTTCCACATAATGTCTCCTTTTTACTTCATATCATTATAACTAATATATACAACCAATGCAAATGAAAAGTTATAGTTCGGGTATCTAGCTGGTTAATAGCAGTACATTACACAAATACCATGTGGGTATGTGCTAGTTTAAAAAAGTTAAGTACACACTCTAGTATGGCATTTGTCTGTGTGCCAAACAAGGGATCACCAACAGATGACCATCCAGCTCTAGCGTCTATATCATCCACATCATCTACATGGATGGTTATTCTAAATGGATCGGCAACACCAGCAGGTACTACTATCGGTGCGGGAAATCCACTTGGACTACTAGTAACTCCGGTCCAGTCTGTAGGAGGAATCAACGACGAATCAGTTTTAGTCCATGTCTCTCCGTCCGATCTTCCTATAACCCACACAGTACCACTAGCACCAGAAGCTAAATACGGATACGATCCTGCTACTCGATAAGCTGGCCTATCATCTACTATTTCATAATATGTCAAAGGAGGCGATGCGGGAATGCTATCTGCTGTTATCGACACTTCCGCTGGCCACGCAGGACTTACGGTTATATCAAACCCAAACACCGCTGCTATGTTCTCAAAGAACTCTGCGTTGCTATATGGAGATATACGGAACATTGCGAGTACCTGTGCCAATCGTTCCTGTAGTACTTGCTCTGTCTGTCCACACTTAGGTAGTTGTAGTGCCTCTTCCCAATCAGCTAGGAAAACACCAGGCTGTCCTGGATAGAACTGACTCATTACATCCCGTAGTGTGTTCAATAGATCATCTACTGTATGGGATATGCCAAGTATGAACTTACGTAGGTTTGTATCTTCGTTCTCATCAGGCCACGCCTCTCCTGTAGGCAGTAGCCTATATAATGCAATTCCAGCGTTATTCATATCATTAGCTCCATGTCATAGTGCTTACCGTAAGTAGATTAAATCTATCGGTTGCTGTTTGTGTTGCGGGAGCGGCGACCGGAGGATATATAGTATCTACTTTATTCAGTACAAAGTCTACAACTCCTACGGCATCGCTGATCGCTCTATTCATTTGTCCGGTTGTTATAGAGCCACCTGGTTCTGTTGATTCGTGCATTGCAACCAAACTAGCTTCTACAGCAGCCTCTACTTCCGCGTCTGCATTTGGTGTGAGTGTAATGTCATAGTATATCGGTTCTGCTATCAACGCCGGACAAAGGAACGTACCCATTCCTACTGGACGTAGTGTATCTATGTAGGCTACTACTCTATCCCTATCACCAACAGGAGGAATGCCGTCTGTGTATGCATCCATAATAAAGTAGACTTCCACATCACCTTTTGTAATAGAAGCTGGATGTGTGCTATAACCAAACACCCATACGTTGCTTGCATCTAGAACTTCCTTCGTCCATGCTTCATAATCATCTACACTCCCGCCTCTGGCAGGTGCGCTGAATGAACGAAGCACAGCTTCCTTGTATTGTTCTAGCGTCCATGTATCTGTACCGCCAGTCAATCCATCGGTAGTTACAGTTGTTAGCGTATCAACTCCAGTAGGGGTGCTAACGAATGAAAGGATTTCACCCGAATCCATATTCTTGTCTTCGCCGCCTTCTTGCGATTCTACTGGAAGCTCTCCGACACCACCAGCAATAGTAACTTCTACCGTACTGATAAATACATCGCCATTCGAGTTTGTGAGTTCAGTTCCAACTATGACAACAGACCCATTAGTTCCTGTAATATCCGTAGTGCCTGCACTTACCCTTGAAGTGATCCACTCTATTTCTTTTACCAATCCCCATTCACGTATGCCATCTTCTGTAGCTAACGTGGGAAATGCTTGCTTGGTAAAGAACTCAATGTCGGCATATTGTTCTGTTTGCGTAGCTGCAATAACCTTTGCGAATATATTAATCATGGAAGCGTCATCTATCAACGCTACATCAATTCCTAATTCAGAGCTTATTTGCTGTTTTATTATGTTGGATAGTTCGGGTATTGTTTTTTTAACGTATGGCATTTTGTACCTCTGTCCATAAGAACGAATATGTTTGTTGTGTAATAGAATTATCTGGGCGCACTATCTGGATGTTCATTTCCATCACACCGCGACGTATCCATGCTGCACGTACTGTAACTGCCTGTGCAACTCCTGCCTCTACTAATGGTAGTAATGCCTCTTCCGCATATTGCTTGTGTAGCAATAGAACTTGACTAGTGGACTTTCTACGGCGATTAAGCCATAGCTTTGACCCAATGGGCGTATCCCTGAATGAATCCCCCCACCAGCCTCGTAGGTCATAGGGAAACTTAGGAAATAGATTTGAGCTATTCAGTTCTTCTAATGTAGCCCTACGGTCTGTTAGTAGCATTATGGTAGATGCGGTGATTAGCGTGTTATCCCGTAGTATGTCATTGTCTGTTATTTCAATATCACAGTAGGGCTTTCCTTCCTGTCGAACAAATGATATGTCTGCTTTTTGTTCCATTAGTGTACCACCTTTGTATTTTCATAATCATCTTTATCAAACTCCGTTGCTAGCAGAGGTACACTTACAGGATTTGTAGGTGGTGTAGACAATGTTGGGACAGCGAATCTGTTTTCATATGTGTGCATATGGGCATCGAACTCTGTAATCAATAGATTCAGCTTAGTAGTTAGATTAGCAATCTCAATCAATCCACCGTTGCTAGACCCATTCAGATTGATAACTCCAGAACTATCTAATTTTATTAATGCATCATGGGCATTGAACAAAGCAGATTCACCTGCTGACAGGTCAGGCTTGAATTTAGGAACCTCTAAAACTAGCAATGATGAATTACCACGATCACCAGCATAGAACAATGCAATACCACGGGCATCCTCTCCATCTGGTTTTTCACTTGCAAAGCCAAATTCCTGTAGATGCTCTACCGATGTAATGTTCTCTCCGCTAAGAGTGGTGAAACTGTATTCACTACCATTTACTAGTTTAACAATTACCCTAGCAAAAAAGTTTCGTATCTTTCTCATAACAACCACCCCGATAGTTCTACATCCTCACCACCATACTTAGCTGGCGGAACCACTACTAGTTCAGTATATGTGGTATCATCTTCCTGTACATACCTAACACTTTCTATTAAGCGCAATCCTTGTTCTATTTTACAGGAAGCTGACGTTATTGTGATATGCTCTCCCTTATATATCTTGCGTATATTAGGAAGTGTTATCTGTAGTATTTCCCCACTAGCCTCATACGCACGTTTAAACCAGTCTGCCTGTGTACGTACCATTTGTGCATTTGTGCTAACTGGGGAAATTACCGTAGCTTGCTTTATCCTTGGAAAGGTTCCTACCTCATGGTGAACTAGGTCTGTGTTGTCACCGTCGATAAATGATCCTTGTCCAAGTACACTGTATTTGCTAGCTATTTTTCTAGCGTCTGCTGAAAATACAATGTTACAATTCACACCCTCTTCTAATGGCGCAACAACAGTATACGCTATATCTGGATTATACTTAGATAATACCAAATCCCCTGTAATTGATGTGGTTGCTATGATACCAGATAAAACACATAACTCAGCTATGATTTCCGAACACCTACTATCTAGTTCTACATTGTATTTATCTATGACAATTCCTTCTTCGCCACTAACCACAATACCAAAAGGATCACACAACGCTGTAATTATCTGTTGTGTGTTCCTATTCTTAAACTCTCCTGTGGTTACGATAGGACATGATTCGATTAAATCCGCTGTCTTGCTTCGAGCTTGTATCTTTACCATTCCCTTAGACGGGGACAATCTATCTATGTATCCTGTAAACAACTGTGTGTCTTCATCTATAAATACCTCTATAAATGAATTTACTCTTACCTCATTGTACAGTCGAGTAGTGAAAGTTATAGCATCTGCCATATCTACCATACTAGTCTGTATTGTGAATGAACTAAACCACTCAATCCTATGACCATCTATGTGGACTATCATAATGCCAGTACCTCTAGTTCAACAGGTGGGAATAGCCTACTAGTTATTTTGTTCCTCTGTGCTAGCGACTCTTCTAGTGTAGAATCCCCATACACATTATAGGTAGTTACGATCAAAGGCGTATTCTTTCTAGTGATGATATCTTTCGCATTAGGTAGATTGGCTTGCTGTGTAATCAGATACTCTATCAACATACCATACATATTATTTATGGTACTTGCTAGATCAGCATATTCTGGGAAACGGGCAAGTATAGCTATAATGCTAGCATACCTATCCGAAATCTCTGCCCTAGCTGTTATCACTTCTTCTACTGATGTGTATGCTGTATCTTTACTAGCCTGTGACATGGCTCCAAAGGCATTACCCATGTGCGTAGTTACACAGCTAGTGTCGTATAGTCCTAGTATGTCTGCTGCATCATACGACACATCCTTCATATCGCTTATGAATGTGTCTAGCTTTGCTATCATATAATGATATGATTCTACTGGAGATGTTATTGCACCAAGGAATGTGGTGTAGGTATCCTGTACATGTTGTGCCAATCTAGCAGGGGCGAGGATTAACGTATTTAGTTGATTGGAGATATTCACGATCT